TGCTGGCTCCCAGGCAGCCGATCATGGCCAGCGGAGCGCTGATGTCCGCCGCGTAGGCGAAGGCGGTGCCCACGATGAGGCAGAGGGCCAGGCTGAAGAGAAGGTTGGCGATGGTCTTCATGGTGCGGTCGGTTCGGCTTGCGGTTGTTGTGCTTGCTGGTTGCTGGTTGCTCGTTGCTCAGGCGGTGGGCAGCGTGGGCTTCACGCCGTAGTGGGCCTCGTAGAGGGCGCTGAACTTCTCGGGGTCGCTCTTCATGAGCGCCTGCAGGCCCTTCAGGTCGGCCTCAGCCCACTTCACGTAGTCCCAGCGCTCGCGGCCCTTGGCCACGGCCGCGCCGGAGCCAGGGGTGGCGGGCTCGGTCTTCAAGGTGGCCACCGGGGCGATCGCCTCCAGCTCGGCCTTCGTGGCGTCGAAGTCCGCACTGAACTTGCTCTCGAAGCCCTTGCGGTGCGCCTCGGTGATGCGCTTGTCGGTGATGGCCTTGTCGATGAGCGACTTCACCTCATTGGCGCGCAGCTGCGCGGCGGCCTCCAGGTGCCGCTCGTTGGCCTCCTTCAGCTGCTTGGCCTTGGCCAGCACTTGTTCTTCGGTGGCGCTCTCCGGCATGCCGAGGGCGGTGCGCAGGGCTTTGATGTCCATGGTCGGTTGTTTGGGTGCCGCGCTCGCGGCGATCTTGAGCTTGTCCTTGGGCGCGCCCATGGCGGCCATGGCCTTCACATCCTCCTCGGGCAGCGCCTCGGCATCGGCAATGCCGGTGATGAAGCCTTGCTCCAGCGCCTCTTGCGCGGTGAGCCACACGGGGGCCTTGGCCCAGCGCTGCTCGATCTCATCCTCCGTCAATCCAGCGCGCTCTGCGTAGAGGGCGCGGTACTGCGCGGTGAGGTCCTTCAGGAGCTTGAGCTGGCTGGCCACCTGCTCCTCGTTGCCATCGAAGCTGCCCTCGGGCTTGTGGTACATCCACATGCCGTTGCTGGCCATCTTGAAATCGGCGAGGTGCAGCGCGATCATGGTGCCGGCGCTGGCCACCATGGCCCCGCCGCTGCCCGAGAGGGTGCCGGGGAAGCGCTTGATCGCGTTCACGATCTCGTTCGCCTGGAACACATCGCCGCCGCGCGTATTGATGTACACGTGGGCATCGCGCACACCTGAATGCACGAGGCCGTTCACCTGCTGCTCGAACTCATCGGCCGTGTTGCTCCATCCGGTGATGTCGCCCACCACACGGATGACCGCCTTCCCGTCGCGCGCCTCGCACGTGATGCTCAGCGGCATGGCGGCGCGCATGTCGCGTGCGGCCATCGCCATGAACCTCGCTGCTGTGGTGGTGCGCTTGCGCATTGACGGGGCCAAAAGTGGAGGCGTCGGAAAGCCGCGCCAAATCGGCTTGGCATCATGACCTAATAGCCGTGGTCACCATGTCTAGAATGATGCGCGCGCGCGCGCCTTCGGCGGCACTTTTGGGCCATGGCAAAGCCGGATCATCGAAAGCTGGCGCGTGTGCTGTTCGTGGAGCACGGCATGAACCGCAAGGCCATCGCCGAGCGCATCAAGGTGCGCGAGAAGACCGTGGGCGATTGGGTGAAGGAGGGCAACTGGGAGGCGCTCCGCACCACGCGGGTCACGAGCAAGGACAGCGCCATCGCCAACCTGCAGCAGCTCATCAGCGTGCTCACGCAGCAGCGGCTCGACATGCAGGCCGACCAGCAGGCGGACGCGGCCGAGAAGGCGCGCCTCACGGACGAGATCAGCAAGCACAGCAAGGCCTTGAGCGAGCTGCGCGAGGAAGGCGAGGTGACCCTGAGCGCTCGTGTGGTCGTGATGCAGTGGGTCTTCACCGAGCTGGAGAAGCGCCACCCCAAGCTCTTCGCCCAGCTCCTGGAGTTCCAGGAGGAACTGCTGGAGCAGGCAGCCGCCATGCACGCATGAGGAACCACTACATCATCCGCTACGAGCTGCCTGGCCACACCACCGGCATGCGCACCCTTGCGGTGACCCTTCCGGTGGACAGCACCACGACCGCCGAGAGCGTGCTGCTGGGCCTGCAGCGCGCCGTGGCCAGCCACGAGAAGGTGAGCGAGCGCCTGGGGCTCGAGCTCATCCGCTTCCACCTCATCAGCCTGGTGCACCAAGTGACATGAGCAAGGCGGCACAACGCAAGCGCGCGCAGGGCCTCATTGAGGCCTACCGGCAGCGCTTGGCCGCCATCAAGCAGGCCGGCGGCCTGCGCCTGGGCGAGAGCGGCACTGATCAGCAGCAGCGCATCAAGCGCGTGCTCGCCGACCCCGTGGCCTTCGCCGAGGAGTACTTCCCGCACTACTGCAGCGTTAAAAGCGCCGACTTCCACACCCAGGCCGCCCGGCGCATCCTGCGCGGCAAGGACATCCGCATCGTGCTGCGCTGGGCGCGCGCCCATGCCAAGAGCGTCTGGGCCGACATCATCATCCCCATCTGGCTGTGGGCGCGCGGAGAGCCCATGTACCTGGTCATCATCGGCAGCAGCTTTGATAAGGCCAAGACCCTGCTCAGCGATGTGCAGGCCGAGTTCGAGGCCAACGAACGCCTGCTCTACGACTTCGGCGAGCAGCAGATGGCCGGCACCTGGCAGGACGGCCACTTCGCCACGCGCGGAGGGTTCGTGGGCCACGCCTTGGGCATGGGCCAGAGCACGCGCGGCATCCGCCAACGCGCCTTGCGCCCCACCTACATCGTGCTCGATGACTGCGAGACCCGACAGCTGTGCAAGAACCCCAAGCGCCTGGGCGAGATGGTGCAGTGGGTGGAGACCGATGTGCTCGGCACCATGGACGGACCCGTGCAGCGCCTGGTCGTCGCAAACAACCGCTTCGCGCCGGACATGATGCAGGTGCGCCTCCTGGAGAAGCACGCCGACTGGCTGCTGCACGAGGTGAAGGCCTACGACAAGGCCACCTATGCACCGGCCTGGCCGGCCAAGTACACCGCCGACTACTGGCGCGCCAAAGAGGCCGATGGCAAGCTGGCCGCGCACGCCGAGTACCTGAACGAGCCCCACGTGGAGGGCACCATCTTCACCGACGAGCTCTTCAACTACGGCACCGCGCCGCGCATCGATCGCTTCAAGAAGCTGGTGGCCCACTGGGACGTGGCTTACGCCGGCACCGCCACGGCAGACTACAACGCCGTGCGCGTATGGGGCCTGGATGCCGACAATCGCTATTGGCTGCTCGCCACCTACTGCAAGCAGAGCAAGATGCGCGGCGCCATCGACTGGATGATCGCCTACGACCGCGCCCTGCCCGCCAGCGTGGTGGTGCACTGGCAGTACGAGAGCCAGTTCTGGAACGAAGAGCTGCAACGCACCCTCGACGAGGCCTGCCGCGATGCCGGCCACCAGCTGCGCATCAGCCGGGCGGAGCTGAGCAAGGCCCACAAGTACGACCGCATCCTGAGCATGCACCCATTTTACCAGAACGGCCGGGTGTGGTACAGCGAGAAGCTCAAGGGCCTGGGCGACCATGAGGTGGGCCTGGCCCAGCTCAAAGGCATCGAGCCCGGATACAGCGGGCACGACGATGCCCCCGATGCCGACGAGCGCGCCATCAGCAACCTGAGCTACGAGGCCCACGTGGCCAGCTACCACCCACCGGTCTTCGGCGCCAGGCCCAGGCCGCGCAACCTCTACTGAGCCATGCCCTACGCCTTCCTCACCGATGCCGACGTGCTCAGCCGCATCCGCGACGAGCACCGGCAGGACCTCACCGACGCCACCGAGAGCATTGAGCTCACCGCCGAGAGCATGGCCATGGCCAAGATGAAGAGCTACCTCAACGGCCGCTACGATACTGCCGCGCTCTTCCCGGCCCCTACCGACCCGCCAGGCCCTGACCCGCGCGACCCCCTCATCGTGCTGCACTGCCTCAACATCTTCGTGTACCTGCTCTACCGGCGCATCAACCCGCGCAAGATCCCCGATGAAGTGAAGCTGGACCACGAAGAGACCCTGGAGTGGCTCGCCGACGTGGCCAAGGGAAACATCAGCCCCGATTTCCCCCCGGTGGCGGACCCGGACGTGAGCGCCCTGGTGCCCCGGGTCGGGGGCGGTCAGCCCATCAAGGGGCATTACTTCTAACCAGACACCCCGCCACGGCCTCAGAAACCCGTTTAAGAGCGTTTAAGTGAACACGAAGCCCACCACCCTACGCCTCGCGCTCCGTTCGCGCCTCAGGGCGGCTTTCTCGGCCTTTGCCCTCGGGCCCGCCCAGCAGATGATCCAACGCATGCCCGACCTGGAGCGCTGGAGCATGCCCCACCGCGCCGTGGACATGCGCGACTGGGAGGTGGCCTACAACATGGCCCTCAACCCCATCCACCCGGACCGCTGCCGGCTGATGGACCTGGTTGACAGCCTGCTCACTGACGCCCACACGGCCAGCGTGATGGAGAGCCGGGTGCTGCGCGTGGTGCGCAGCAAGTTCAAGCTGGTGGACGCCCAGGGCGCCGCGCGGCCCGACCTGCTGCCACTGCTGGAGACCCAGTGGTTCGAGGACTTTCTGCGCTATTCCGCCGAGGCCGTGTTCCGTGGCCACACCCTCATCATGCTCGATGAGCTCAAGAGGCCCGGCGAGCTCAAGAGCATCGTACGCATCGACCCTCGCAACGTGCTGCCTCATGCCGGGGTGGTGGTGCGCCGGCAGGGCGAGACCACCGGCTATCCCTATCGCGAGGAGCCGCTCGCCGCCTACTGCATCGAGGTGGGTCGTCCGGAAGAGCTCGGCATCCTGGCCAAGGTGGCCCCGGTTGTGGTGGTGAAGAAGTACGCCATCGGCTCCTGGAGCGACTACGTGCACAAGTACGGCATCCCCGCCCGCTGGGTGAAGAGCCGCAGCACCGACAAGGTGCGCATCCGCCAGCTGGAGGACCTGATGCAGAACATGGTGAGCAGCGCCTACGCCGTGCTGGGCGGCGATGATGAACTGCAGGTGATGCAGACCCCCGGCGTGGACGCGCACAAGGTCTTCGACGAGCTGATCACGCGGATGAACTCGGAGATCAGCAAGCGCATCCTGGGCCAGGATGGCACGAGCGACAACAAGGACGCCAGCGGAACCTACGGAAGCCTCAAGGTGCTGCAGGGCGTGGCCGAGGACCGCCATCAGGCCGACAAGAGCAGCGTGCGCTACGTGATCAACAACGAGCTGCTGCCGCGCCTCACCAACCTGGGCTACCCCTTCGCCGGCATCACCCTGCACTGGGACGAGCTGCGCGACCTGGGCCCCATGGAGCTGGTGGATGCAGCCGCCAAGCTGGGGCAGGTGTTCGAGCTCGACCCCAAGCACTTCGAGGAGCGCACCGGCATCAAGGTGCTGGGCATCAAGCGCGCGCCCGGCGAGGTGAGCGACAACCCCGGCGCCGGCCGGCAGGCCGGCAAGAAGAAGGGCGATGGCGGCGCCGGCAACGAGCTGGACGATGATGACGAGGATGAAGATGGCGTTACGGCAAGCTGGCCCAGCGACCGCATCGCGTTCTGCGGCGTATGCGGCGGTCAACGTCGGGAGGTCACTGCCGAGGCACCCATCATTGGTGCCGATGTGCTTGAGCAGCTGGTGCGCGACCTGCACAACGGCGCGCAGTGGAGCCAGCCCTACTTTGAGGCTACAGCGCAGCCGTTCATCGATGGCATGCTGAGCAGCTGGCGCCATGACCTGGCGCAGCTCACCTACGACCTGCCCGACCACGTGGCGCGTGCCGCGATGGAGGCGAACCTGTTCCGCTTCAGCGCGGCGAAGACGCTGGCCGTTGCCGTGGACATGAACACCGAGCTGCGCGAGAGCAAGGGCTATGCCGACTTCAAGCGCCGCGTGGAAGAGAGCGGCAAGCTGGAGAAGTACAACCGCGCCTACCTGGAGGCGGAGTACGTGAACGCGGTGAACACCGGCATTCAAGCCAGCAGGTGGTTCCAGCTGCAGCGCGACTCCGATGCGCTGCCCAACGGCGAGTACTGGACGCAGCAGGACGCGCAGGTTCGCCCGCAGCACCAGGCGCTGCACGGGAAGATTTGGCCGCTGAGCCATCCCGTCTGGAACACCATCGCGCCACCCAACGGATGGAAGTGCCGCTGCACCATCCTGCCCACGCAGGACGGCCCGAGCGAAGCCGTGTTGCAGCAGCAGACCAGCGACATCCTCGGCGGGCTGGAGGCGAGCGGCGAGATGGCGCGGATGCGCGCCGGAGGCTTCCATCGCAACCGTGCCATCACCGGCCAGGTGTTCGACCTGAACAAGAGCTACCGAGAGGTGCTCGGCGACCATGCCGGCAAGCCCTTCGCGCTGAACGTGGCCGACAGCTATGGCGCGAATGCCGGCGACTTCTCTCTTGATGCCATCATGAAACGCTCGCTGCCTGCAGCGCCCCCAGGCGCATCAAACGCAGAGGAAGCGCTGCGCCTGTTCCGTCCGGATGATAAGGGTCTGGCAGCCTTCACCGACAATGCCGGCAGGCCGTGGACGCTAAGCAAGGGCACGGTGCAGGAGCACATCGGCGGGAAGAAGTACCAGGGCGAGGAGCGCTGGCGCACGCTGCACCTGGTGGAGGATGTGCTGAAGTCGCCCGACGAGATCTGGTTGACCACCAAAGGCGATGCGACGCAGCGCCTGGCTTTCATCAAGTACTACGAAGGAAAGCCGATGGTGGTGCGCACTTCGATTGACATGGGCGGGCGCGAACCGATGCGCGTGGCCAGCTGGTACGAGCTGACCGAACAGAAGGCCGACGACGTGAGGAACGGATTGCTTGTAAAGAAGATGTCCGGCAGATGAGCAGGCCTTACGCGCTCTTGCGAGCTCGCGCCTCGAACACCTCCGGACACCTGCAGAACACCAAAGATATGCCATTGACCGGGATGCCGCCACTGAGAGCGAAGCTGGAGAAGCTTCAGAAGGCGCTCGCCGTGCAGGCGCCGAAGGTGATTGCCGCTGCCGCTGAGCGCCATTTCAAGCAGAGCTTCGTGAACCAGGGCTTCACCGATAGCGCACTGGTGAAGTGGCCCAAGACTAAGGGGGGCAAGGCGGGACGCGTGCTGAAGAGGACCGGCCTGCTGATGAACAGCATTCGGATAGACCGGGCGGACCTGAACGTGATTCGAATCGTCGCCGGCGGACCGCAGGTGCGCTATGCGCGCATCCACAATGAAGGAGGCACCATAGAGGGCACGGCCAACGTCCGGGCCTATGATCGACGGGCACATCGTGCCAGGACAAGAAGAGGCATGGTGATGCGCAAGGCCGCGAGCGTGAAGGCGCACACGCGACGTATGCTGGTGTACATGCCCAAGCGCCAGTACATGGGCAAA